GAACCCCAATTGCTCAAGTTATTCCTTTTAAACGAGATGATTGGTATATGGAGTTTGGGAAAGAAAAAGAATTTAAAGAACAAGAAAATACAGTAAAAAATCTTAGAACTTTATTTTTTGATAGTTACAAAACAATGTTTAGGCAAAAAAAGCAATATAAATAAAAAATCTCCTAAAGAAAAATTCTAAAGGAGATTTTTATTTTATATTATTTTTATTTACACGGATATTTGTTATACCACTCTTTGTACCGTGTTCCATTTACAGAACTCCAGGAAGACCAGTCTTTTCCACCTTTAGTCATATGTAGAGCAATCTGTGCATTTACTACTGGATTTAGCAATTCAGCATTTGAGTTTAAATCAAACTTGTCTCTACGGTCTGGACCCAGTTCTCCAAGCATGTTGATCTGGAATACTCCATAAGAACTGTCTCCAGTTTTTACATTGCCGTTAAAGGCAAGAGGGCGACCATTAGACTCTGCCTTTGCAATAGCACAAGCAGACCTTAAGGCCTTTCCTTCAAATCCAACATGACGCAACATATCAACTAACTGCTCATCAGTCAAATTATGAGCATTTTCATACTTTTCTAATTTTTTGTCTTTAGAAACCAAAAAAGCCACCTGTTGGGTGGCAGATTTCACAGACTGTCTAATTAGTAAGTTGTTTTCATTTGTTGCATTTGCGGTAGCCGAAAAAACGGTACTGCAAATAACCAACGTTAATACCCCTAGCCAAACATTTGCTTCTCTCATTGTAGAATACCTCCTAGAGAACAAATGCTACCTACTGGTAGCATGTATTAATTATAACACTAATTTGGCCCTTTGGTCAAGTTAAAACAATAATTATAAAAATCTTTTAAATATTATGTTAGTTAATGGTATAATGATAAGACTATGGCTACGTTTAGAGATCAATCACTTAGTTCTTATTCTGTTGGATCTACCCCGCCAACCGTACAATGGACGCTTGTAAAAGGTGACACCGCTGCATTCAGGGTGTATGTAACAGATGACGACAAAGAGCCACTAGTTATTTCTGAGTGGACCGTTGAAATGGAAATTAAAAGACCAACAGTAGCGGGTAATCTCAATGATCCAAATCCAACAAGCGTGTTAACACTATACCCAATTGCTACCGCAGAAGATGGTGAAGGAGAGTTCACAGTATCTCTAACATCAACACAATCAAGAAGTCTTAATACAGGTGATATTTTTGATATTGAATTAAGTGATGCAACTAGGGTTTGGACAGTTGCTCGTGGCACCCTAACAATCATTGAGGACATTACAAACGGTCAAGAGTCATAATGGCTTATGCTGTAATTGTTGACACAGATAGTCAAAAGTTAAAAGGGGTAAATTCTGTTGGCTACCCGTTATCTAAAATAATTTACAAGACAGGTTTGGTAAAAATTAATGAAATTTTGCCCTTTAGAGTTAAATTTACTACAATAGGAATTGCTCCAGCAAACGCAGGTGTCCCTGGAATTGGTCTTCAAATTATTGGAATTAATAACTATATTCTTTAACATAATGATATAATAACCTCATGGCAAAGATATCAACCACCAACGTAAAGGCCCTGTTTCAGACAGGTGATAGACCAACAGAAGAAAACTATATAGATTTAATTGATAGTACTTCTGCTAGGTCTACCGATCTTGGATCAGACGGCAATAACGAGTTAACAATTAATGGAATTGAAAACTCAACAGTATTTGATAGTTTTGCATCAAGTGAGTTTAGATCAATGAAATATATGATCTCACTCAAGCATGTAGCAGGCGGTGCAAATAAGTACGCTGTTACAGAATTAACAATATTGAATGATGGATCAGATGTATCTGTTAGTCAATATGGCACTATTGAAAACGATGGGAATATTGGCACCATCTCTGTTTCAAAGGCTGGAGACACAGTTTCATTAACTGTGGTTCCTGTGGGGGGAAGTACACCTATAACTCTACGCTATTTGCGTATGGGATTAAAGGCCTAACCAAGGAGATAAAAGATGGCAACCGTAACAAAAGATTTTAGAGTAAAATCGGGACTTATAGTTGAAGGTTCAACCGCAACTGTAAACAACCACGACATATTAACAGAGGCATTAGTAGACGCCAAAGGTGATTTACTAGTTGCTTCAGCAGCAGATACCGTAACTCGCCTTGCAGCGGGCACAAACGGATATATTCTCACAGCAAATTCTGGAGCAACAAATGGAATTGAGTGGGCAGCCCCAGTAGCAGTTGGAGTTTTTGACTCAAGCATTTCATTTGAAGGTGCAACTGCAAATGATTATGAGACAATTCTTGAAGTAACTGATCCAACAGCAGATCGTACAATTACACTTCCTAACGCAACAGGAACTGTAGTTCTTAAGGATACAAGTGATACACTTACAAACAAGTCTATCTCATTAACTACAAATACAATTACAGGAACAAAAGCAGAGTTTAACTCAGCAATGTCAGATGCAGATTTTGCAACTATTGACGGAACTGAAACTCTTACAAATAAGACACTTACATCACCAACAATAAGTGGACTATACCTAAGCGATGGATCAATTGTTGTAGAGGGCGCAGGCGCCAATGATCACGAGACTACACTTCAATTCACTGATCCAACTGAAGATCGTACAATTACATTTAAAAATGAAAGCGGTACTGTAGCATTTACTGCAGATATTCCATCACTTTCAGGATATGTAACTGAGTCTGGAACACAAACATTATCAAACAAAACACTAACCTCGCCGTTAGTGTCTGGTTTATCTATTACAGATGGATCAATTGTTGTGGAGGGTGCGACAGCAAATGATCATGAAACTACTCTGTCTTTCACTGATCCAACTGCTGACCGTACAATTACATTTAAAGATGAAACTGGCACAGTAGCATTTACTGCAGATGTAGATACAAGATTAGCAACCGCTGGTGGCACAATGACTGGCGCAATCGCAATGGGTACAAACAAGATCACAGGTCTTGGAACACCAACTGATGGAACAGATGCAGCAACAAAGAATTATGTAGATTCAGCAGCACAGGGTATTGACTGGAAAGCATCAGTACGTGCAGCAACAACTGCTAACGTAACACTTGCCTCTGATCTAGAAAATGGAGATACCCTTGATGGAGTAACTCTTGCAACTGGAGATCGTATTCTTGTTAAGAATCAATCAACTGGTTCACAAAACGGTATCTATGTAGTTAAAGCATCTGGTGCTCCAGATCGCTCAACTGATGCAGATACAGGCGCTGAACTTACTTCAAATTTTGCGGTATTCGTAGAAGAAGGAACTGCTAACGCTGATCAAGGTTATGTATTAACTAACGATGGTGCAATTACAGTAGGAACTACAGCCCTTACATTTACTCAATTTACTGGCCTAGGACAGATAGTTGCTGGTGATGGTCTTGCTAAGACAGGAAACACATTAAACGTTACCGCTGGAACTGGTATTAGTATTACTGGTGATGCAGTTACAAACGATGGTGTACTTTCAATCACTGGCACAGCAAACCAAATTACTGCAAGTGCATCAACTGGTGCAATTACATTATCTGGTCCACAAGATTTACATTCAGCAGCATCTCCAGCCTTTGCTGCAATAACACTTCCAGATGCTCTTGTGGGAAGCGCTCTTGCTACCGCATCAACATCTGCAACAGTTATTGATTCATGGTCAACAGGTACTTATTCATCTGCAAAATATATTGTACAAATGAAAAAGGGTAATGACATTGAAGTAATTGAAGTTTTGGTTACTGTAGATGGATTAAACAATGTTTACTTAACAGAGTATGCAGATGTAATTAGCAATGCAGTACTAGGAACAACAGATGCCGACTATAATGGTGGCAATGTTCGTCTTTTGGTTACTGGTGCAGCAGCAGATACTGCTGTTAAAGTACACAAAATCTATATTGAGGCATAATTAGAATAGAGGTCGGAAGTGGCAACAGTAAATAAAGACTTCAGAGTAAAGCACGGCATTAATGTAGCCGAAGGCGGAATCTTTGGATCAACAGTCACAGTTGCCACTCCTACTGAAAATGCACATGCAGCAACAAAACTCTATGTAGACACCGCAGTAGGAAGTCCACAACTTCCAGTTAGTGATACACAGCCAGTTTCTCCAGATAATGGAGATTTGTGGTTTGACTCAGTAACAGAACGTATTCACGTATACTATGGCAGTCAATGGATTGCAATTGCTACACTTGAAGATTCTGAAATATTACCAGACCACATTCATGACACATCAATTGATGGAACTGGTTTAGTTGTAAGTAGATTTATTGATGCTGGGTTCTATTACGAACCTGGAGTTCTTGTAAGTGGTGGACTTTATAACACTGCAAGTTTTGAAGCAACGTACGACGGCGGGATAGCAACAGATAACTTTAATTAATTATCTGTTATAATATAACTAAGTATAAGGAGTAATAAATGGCAACCAGAATGCAACAGCGCAGAGGAACTGCAGCGCAGTGGATTTCTACAAATGCAGGAGCAGGACCAGTATTAAATGCTGGTGAAATGGGCTGGGAATCAGACACAAATAAATTTAAAATCGGTGACGGTGTAAACAACTGGACAAGTCTAGATTACTTTGCAGACATTAACTCTACAGTTAACCCTGCTTTTGGTACAAGCATTGTTTTTGAAGGTGCTACCGCAGATTCATATGAGACTACAGTTCAGGTAACAGACCCAACCGCTGACCGTACAATTACTCTTCCAGACGTAACAGGTACAGTTATTACAACTGGCAACCTTTCAGACATTACTAACATTGGAGTATTTACTTCAACAATTACAATGGAAGGCGCTACTGCAAATGATCACGAACTTACAATTTCTGCAGGTGATCCAACCGCAGATCGTACAGCAACTTTTCCAGATGCTACAGGAACAATTGTTCTTGATAGTGCAACCCAGACCCTTACAAATAAAACACTTACAACTCCAGTAATTTCATCTATCACCAATGGTGCTGCTACTCTTACTTTACCAACAAGCACAGGAACAATTGCCTTAACAAGTGATATTGCAGCAGGAATTGTAACTGAAAGTGGAACACAAACTCTTACAAACAAAACACTTACAAGTCCAGTAGTTTCAGGACTTACGCTTTCAGATTCTTCAATTGTTATTGAAGGCTCCACAGCAAACGATTTTGAGACTACACTTACAGTAACAGATCCAACTGCTGATCGTACGATTACCCTTCCAGATGTTACAGGAACTGTAGTTACTACTGGCAACTTATCTGCTATTACTTCTGTAGGAACTCTTGCTAGTTTAACTGTTACAGGTGACCTAACCGTTAATGGAACAACCACAACAATTAACTCAACCACTCTTTCCGTAGATGATAAGAATATTACTCTTGGAGATGTTGAAACACCTACAGATACAACTGCAGATGGTGGCGGTATAACATTAAAGGGTGCAACAGATAAAACCTTTAACTGGGTAGATGCTACAGATTCATGGACATCTTCAGAGCATATTAATCTTGCTTCTGGTAAGTCATATTACATGAATGGAACCTTGCTTAAGGATGTATCTGAAACTCTGACAAACAAAACTTTGACAACTCCAGTTATTTCTAGCATTTCCAACACTGGAACTCTTACCCTACCAACTAGCACAGACACATTAGTTGGTCGTGATACAACAGACACATTAACAAACAAAACATTATCAAGTGCAGTAGCAACAACAGCACTTACTCTTAATGCTACAGCAGAACTTAGATTAGCAGATACAGACTCAACTCACTATGTTGGATTTAAAGCACCAGGAACTGTTACTACAAACAATATTTGGACACTTCCAGCAGCAGACGGAGCAGCAGGACAAGTATTGACAACAGATGGTTCTGGAGTATTTTCTTTCTCTACTCCTGCAGCAGGTGCAGCATTTAGCGAATTAATGTTGATTGGTGCATAGTACTTTATAAAATACAAAGCACTAACTCTTAACTAGAGAT